TTTATCATCCACCTTCTTATATAATTCTATGATGATTCTATTCATTGATCTTTTGTGCATTGGATAGCCTTGTGATGCTCTCTATCTGTTCATAAACATCAGCAGGGCATTTTCTGCCATGTACTGATTTCTCGTAGTCAGTAGACTCAATAATTTTAGAGACATTTGCTGACCATACATTGTGTTGTTGTGTTAAGTGTTTCCATCGCCTCATAGCACCATCCAAGTCTATGAAAGGTTCGTAGTGATCAGTATAAACTTTGGGTGGCTCGTTGCACCTCACATATGTAACTAAATACCTCATTCCCACCTCGCTTTAATTAATGATTTGTTCTTACCACCCATGTATATGCTATCTCTATGCTTGAGAACTACGCCCTCAATGAGGCGATCATCTTTAGCATCAAGTAAGCACGCACTGAATGGATACTTACATCCAGGAACAAGAGCCTCTAGTATACTCTTTCGGTTCTGTTCCTGTTTGTCTGAGTTGAAGTATCCCATTTGTTTCTGCCATGGGATATTTGGTATGATTCGTCTGGTATTCTCAGCGATAAATGGATCAACACTAGGCGTGTAGTTACATACACCTTGATCCTGTATCCAGTCCCTGAGAATCTTCAGCCGTTCATGAAATGCGGTGCGCCTAACATCCTTGCCCCTATAGAATAGTATATCAAAGGGAAAGAACCACTCATGTCCTATACCTGACCTAGGAAGCTTAACAAGCTCCCCATTAACAATTGTATCTCTCCAAGCTGGAGTATCTAAGCGATACCTCAGTTGGTTGCGCCACTCCATAAACTTAGTAAGAGGCTTACCATGTTTATTAAGAGCCACGATGTCCCCATTCATGACACCACAGATACCATGCTGACCATTCAGCTTTGGCTGTACTAGGTACTCATGACCCTTGTCCACGCCCCACAATGAGGCAGGAGAGATTTGCCTACCAATGATCATAGGCGTGATAGGAGGGCTTGCTTCAATAACTACATTCATGCTCCATGAGGAAAGATTGTTTCCCGTATTTAGTTAAATGGGTTGCAAGTTCATCATACCTAGCAATAGCGTCAGACTTGTCACCAAAGCACTCACTAAGAATATACTCATTGTTGTCAGTTTTTTTTAAATCAATGATCCAACACTCATTCTCATCATGCTCATGGGAATCATTTCGTAAGATAACCTCATGCCCACTTATTTTTTTCATATCTTCATTGTTATTTCTCATCTAGGCAGTTCCTTGAGAAAAGACAGCAAGCTTACCTTGCGGTTTACTCGGGTGTTTATCTTACCCGAAAGCTTTTCGTGTTTCTTCAATGCAATAGGAGCTACTGCTTTACATAATTTGCGTGATATTTTCATATTTATCTAGTTATTTGGGTTACACTCAGTTACCTGAGTTATTAGTACGCCTCCTTGTTCAATGAGGCATTTAAATTGTTTAAGAACTTCATTTAGTTCTTTGTCCTCAAGTGACAGCATGCTGTCACCACCGTGTACCAGGCATACACGATAGAGGAACACCTCTTCGAGCCGAGGGTTCCCTTTAAAGCACTTGTCACCTTCGCGCTGCAGCAAAGATGTGACACGCTCTACAAATTCCTTCTTATCAGGCTCCTGTATATCATTAGGATACACAGAAGTTAAGTGTTTAGTCAGTTTCATGTTCTAATGTATTATATTATTTTTAAATTGGTAAAGATATTACCATTCCTAGCCTAGCCTCACCTAGCATGGACTTGCATTGCTTTGCCGAGGCAGTAAATACTTGTGAAGCCACCCTACACGCTCCACAGCGTCGTGTCCCAACCCGTATAGACTGACACGCCCGTGTTTGTTTGTTTGTTTGTATGTATAATAACCCAACCTAACCCGCAAATTGAAGGACGAGCAGGAAGACAAAAACCTGCTCGCCCCTACTCAACTAAGGAAAGTGATAGGAAGCGAACAGCTGGGGGACAACTGCTCGCTTCCATGGGGATATGGGGAAATAAAATAGATACACGAGTACCGACTATGATTGACGCTTTGTGTCGCGGACATAGTCCCGAATAGTAGTGTTGTACGAATCACCTCGTGCCGCCGTCCGCATCCTTACATAGTCGTATAGCTCCACTGAGCAAGCTATGCCCCGCAGGAAAAGGATGAGGCTGGACATCTAGCTGGTATTGATAAGCTCTAGTCGAGGTCACGTGCTACTTCAGCTTATCAACTAGCTGGATTTTTCGCATCGGTTGATATGACCCCGACTAGAGCCTACCAATACCATTAGTAGCTAGTCGGCACTTGTGTACCTACCTTGTAAATGTACTGCGAAGTGTTCTGTCGTGACATTACAGTGTCACGCTGTGGCACACCTGATACACATTGGGTTCGTGTTGAAGGGTTAAGGGTTATTTCCACATACGCTTACGGCGAGCATTCTCATGACACATGGCACGATTAGTGCGCCAATAGTCACGCTCATCCGTAGCTAACTCTGTAGCACCACCTGCCCGAGCCGCTACGATATTCTCGATACGACGCAAGCCAGTAGCACTACCATACACAGGAGTATACTTACCATTGCTAAGCTTCCGTAGATGCTTAGGGTAGGCAATATCTCCGATAGCACGATACAACAATTTGTTGCGAGGTCGTGCTCGTTGTACAGCTACGCCATGCCACATAACGAGCGAGTGAGTAACTACCTTGCCGTTGATCATAAGATCCTTACGGCACTTGTGTGGTACTTGAGGTGACAGCTTAGGCTCACCATTCTCTACACGAAAGCGTGTAGTAGGCGAAGCAAACGCTACCTTCTCATTGATACGCTTGGCAGTCCTGCGGTCAGATGCCATGACACGATGAGCATCATTGCAATCGAACCAACGAGTAAACTTACTCGGACGCTTGGGCACAGCAACAGCCTTGGTTGGAGGACGATGCTTCTGAGGCTTAAACCTATTCTTACTCCGTTTAAGCCTACGACGAGCAATCGCCTCAGGTGATCTTCGTGTTGCCATAAAGGTGGATGCGTAGCTTTGCTCGCAAGGATGCTACGCAGTGCCGTCAGGCAGAAGCTAACTCAGGCAGTGCAGAGATTGCTTTGCCGTCGTCAAGAATACCTGTGTTACCCAGATCAGTTAGGATGTTGTCCATAGCCTCAGTCTTTACGGGCAGAAGGTAGTTGGCATCTAAGCCATGCTCACCCTTAGTCCACTCGAAGTCACGAGGCACATCAGTAATTACTGAGTTCTCGTGCTCGACTACAGCCTTGAACATACGCTGAGTGTGTGGGCAGTTTTGTATACGCTCCTGACGAGCGACTACAGCCTTCGTGACAGCCTCTTTGACTGAGTCACGATTGCGTACCCACTGAGGTACTTTGCCCAGGAAGGACACAGCAACTCGCTCCTTGTCATCCTTTTTGACAATCAAATCTACCGCACGAGCAATAAGCCCGCCACGATCTACAAGCTTGCCTGTCTCACCATCGTACTGAGGTGGACGCACAAGATGATCAAGCACATCACTACGGATGTCCCAGCGTTCAGCTAACTTGACAGCTTCTTCAGCCGACTCGACTTCAGCAAATGTGCCGTTGCCACGAACTGCATTGAGTTTTTCCTTGGCAGTTTTAAGTGCCAGTTCTTCCTCAGCAGTATGAGGCACAACGATGGAATCGAAAGCATGAACGCTACGATTCATACCACCGCTGTAGTTAACGGCAGGTGATGACCACTGATCTACAGCATCGTCATCTACTGCAGCCCGAAGGCTACCGATAGCTTCTAGGGTATGGTTAGTGTTGGCTAGGCTTGCACCTAGCGATAAGCTAGTACCTAATGATACTAGTCCGTCGATGTTATTATCTATTGACATAAGATCGACAACACGAAACCCAAGGCACGAGGTGGCTCACTAGAGTATTGCGTGGATGACATCGACAAGCCGTGCACGAATCCGTATCCGTACATTAGTTGGCAATTACAATATAGAGTTAGTCCGTTGCATCAGACACAATACTCTAGAGAACCACCTCGCAGTGCATTCTGTTAATTTATTATAGTGGTTTGACAGCCTTCCACTCTGTCTCACCCATAGATATGGGAATCAGACGCATTTTCCACAAGATCAACAAGCTAATAGGAAACACAACTTGGATTGGAATGGTACTCGGACATTACTCGTTTACGCACCGTGCTATAGTATCTCGTTCCTTGACATTACAAGGGCTAGGGTTCTCGCTCCGATGTCATGCCGATCAAATCCTCACCTCATAATTGGATTAGCTTTATATCCTTCCACTCAATCCCGAGGGCGATTACTCTTTAAAAGCTTATCGCAATGGACTTTCTACTCTGTAACCCGACTCCCATTTAGGTAAGTATTAATCCCTGATTACATAGCGCCATCTAGACTTGGACATGGCATCGTACCTAGCGTACTAATTGACTACTAGCAGGCAGACTGTTACATTTTTGATCGATCGCTCGACTCGCAGAGCAGTTTGAAACTACTTGACTAGGACTTGGTTTTTAGACTGCTAACATCTCGCAGTGAAATCTATAGGTAATCGATAGGCGTTTGGGTTGTGTCAGTGATTGACTAGGTGATTGTTGAATTGTTCATACCTTAGTGGACACGCCAACCTATCGATGGTGTTGTATATAAGGGATTTAGGAAAGCAGTGTTACCTAAAACATATTAGGTAACAGGGGGGGCAAAGGGGGAATCGCCTTCGTGCAAATCAACATAATATACCCCCCTTCTCTACTTTCCAGCCCCCAGAAACATCACAGAATGCCCATATAAGCCCCGAGAACCGCCCTAAAAAGGCACAGAATAATTGACGAATGGTGAAGTACCTAGTAAACTAGGTTACATGAATTTCTTTCAAAGAACCTTTGATACTGCTAGGGATTTTGCAAGTAATCTCTATACAGGTGTAGATAGATTAGCAGGAGGCATATTACCAGGCGGTCAGGATTTTAACCAGGGCTACATTGCAAATATTGGTACAAACCTTGGGTTAATTGATCGCAATCAAGGAGTCCCTGGAGGAGTCGCATCTACGATAGATACTCAGTCTATACAGCCGAACTTAGACTTAAATTATGAGCAACCTTCACAGGAAAGTGCATTACAAGACTTTTTCTCCCCAGTAGACCAAGGAACAATGGGGTTATCTGAGGCATTTGGTAGTGGAGGAGGATTTATACCGCCAGGATATAACTCTGAGGCGGAAATGGTCGCAGCGGGAATAGGGGACGGGTGGACACCAACAACATATTATGAGTTTACTACTCAAAATGGATCACCTATTGGGGTAACTGACTTAGAAAATGGCAGATTTAAGATTGATACAGTAGATGCCAATACAGGTTTGATGGAAACTTTTATCCAGACGGGATATGATGGTAAGAGTGGAATAACTGATTATGAGAATAATGCCACAGCTGCTGGTGAAATGGCTGTGAATACTGGAGCTACTAGGATTAATGGTATTGATCTAAGCTCATTATTTGCTACAGCGGCAATTGATCCTAATTCTAAATTGGAAATGGGAACAAAGATGGGGTCGAATGCAGTAGATATGCAAAGGATTGATAATTTGGATAGTGCTACTTTTATAAGTCTTACGCCATCGAGTCCAATAGGAGGAGGTGGAGGAGTTACAGCAGAGAGTGAAAAGTTTTCTAATGATGTGTTAAATTACATGAACCAGCTTGATCAGGCTGGATTGGGTACAGTTATTGAATCAAATCCCCTCATTCAGGAAGTTAAGAACGGCAAATCAGTTGAGGAAGTCTTTGGTACTACATTTACGAATACTGACCCTATAGTTAATGATATAGGTAGTGATTTGAATACAACACTACCAGCCTCAGATAATAATTCTTCATTAGCTGATGCATTTTCTAGTGGTGGGTTAGCAGATGGTAATCAGACAGCTACAAATAATATAAATCCTGATGGTTCACTTACTGAAGAAGGCTTAAATGAAATAAGTAATCAGAATTCACAGATAAGCCTCGATCAAAATGCGACAAACGAAGCTTCTACTGGCGGAAATGCTGACATCAGTAAGAATGTAGCCACAGGAATAGGTACTTCTATAGTTGATGGAAATGAGTTTGAATTTGTATATGATCCTAGCAAGGTTGATCCTACAGTAACAGAATCACAGCTAGATTCAGGATTCAAGTTGTTTTCCGAAGAAGCATTTCGTGAATTTGATGATTCACTTAGGGTCAATACGGGCAAAAACCCAATACCTGATAGTGCAGGCTCAAATGATCAGGGTTTTGATTTGGATCTTTTTTCAAAAGCCCGAGCTGATTTTATTGATGTATATCAAAAATCTGGAGCAACAATTGATCAGGTTAACGATCTTAAGCAACAAGTTAATAAGATAGATTTAATAGGTAAGGCCAAAAATATCTTACCTACCCTTAATGCAAATAATTTTATAGGAACGATACAAAGCATTATAAAAACACCTACGAGATTTAAGCTTTTTCAAAATAGTGCTGATGCTCACAATATTCGTCAGAGCCAAATTAAAGATTTAAATCCAATGAAGGAAGATTTGGCCAAGGAAGCGGGCAGAAAATATGAGGATATGAATGATATTCTTAATATGGAACTTACCCTGCCTCAATTAATTGAAGAAGTTGAAAATATTATTGAGCAAGTGGAGACTTCAGGAATAGATGCAGACTTAACTCCCACCAAGGAACTACTTAGTGAGTTACAGACTGCCGAATTATATGGCAAAGATGTAGCGATCCTCAAGGATAGTGATTATGACCGTATATACTCAAACGAATACCTCGATTCTACAATAGACGGACTCGAAGATGTAGATTTGTCTAAAGATGACTATGTCAAGGTTTACAACCACAAGGGTGAAGAAGTAAGTAACACAAATATTTACAGTGAGAACACAAAACGTGAACCTGAGTCATGGGGAGTAATAAACGAAGATGGTGGTGCTGTAGCAAAATGGAACCCCTTCGAGCCTGAAAGTAGGCAAGAGAGGGACATGCGGAATACAATTAATCCGAACCGTGGATTCGGAGATGGTACAGGACTTGACCCAATTAAGTACCCTGATCAAGCAAGCATGGGCTATTCCTCTCCAACTATGGCTACTATTGATCGTAATATTCGACCAACACTTGATCGGGTAGGGGATTTTATTGAATATCCGTTTGAAGTAGCAGGTATGGGCATGTATAACACGATTGGTCAATTACCTCTAGTTGGTGGTGCTGGTAAATCAATAGGTAATGCATTAGCAAGGACTGGACAGGGGATTGACCGAGCAATTGATACCAAGCTACCTGATAGTTTATTTGGACTAAAGACTGGTGACGATGGAACAGGTGGAGATGGTGAGGGAAGTGAAATTTCTCCTGAAATGTTTGAGGTAATGAAATCTGGTATTTATGAACCAGGAAATTCTCCACTTGTCGAAATACTTAGAGATAAACACTACGGCACGGGTTACTATGCAAATAATGGTACTGGAGGGCAGGGAACTCCAGGGTACTACATGAACTCCGTTAGTGACCCAAGCATGACAATATATGGTGGTTCAGGAGGGGTCGCATCATCAGGTGGTGTTCCTGGCGGTGTCGGAGGTATGGACGGAGGCTCAGGTAGTGCTCGTTCAGGAATGAGCAGTATGGCTGATGGATTTGATTTATCCACTCCAGATGGTCAGGCAAAGTATGCGGATCTATACGGAGAGGATAGACTTGCCGATGAGCTATCCAGGCGAGGTTTATTTGATCGAAGAGCAGCCGAAGTTGAGCAAGGGAATCCTGAGCAGGGAGACGCATATGCTGGTATCGCAAACGAGAACTATCGTCTGAAAGAACATTTTGAACAGCCTAAGCAAAATCTTGGCGAAGAAATAGCTAAAGGCATAAATCAGGTACAAGAGAAAGAGGGCGTATTTGCGTGAGGCTCTGGGAATTTGCCAAAGTCCTCTGGCGTGAAGGCTTCCACTTGTCATTTCTTTACACTTTTATAATCGGATTCTTATATTTACTGCCATTTTGGCTGTATCGGGGGAATAAAGAAACACAGGAATGGAAAAGAAGATATCGAGTATGTTTAAAGTGTCCCTTGTTTGATGCTGAATTAAAAAGATGTAAACCATTTGATGCTAGTGAACGGGGCTGTGGATGCTATGTCCCGTTTAGTAATCTATTCTATGACGAATGCTGGGGACGCATGAATTACGGAAGCCCGTTTGGATGGTCGAAATACGATGAGGGGAGTAAAAGCTCCTGACTACATCCGCAAGTTTGTTGCGGAAGAAGAGGGAAATGTTTGGAAGATTCGTTTTTGGTCTGAAATAATGGGTTACAGACCTATAGGTAGCCGATTAGGAAAGGGAAGTTTGCCCAAGTTAGACCTCAGTGCTGACAACTATGCGGATGCTGTGCTATTATGTGATCAATGGAACAAATGGTACCAGGACAACAAGTGCATACGCACATCCTCGAAGGCTCGTTCGAATCGTTTATAGTATACACCCGTGGCGAAGCTTTTGATTGGAATACATTCCTGTACTTTTATGAAATGGGCGATGAATATCCAATCGCGGCGATGCCACAGATTATAAAATACTACGATATAAACTTTGAATCCGTATAACGGAAAAAGCGGAAAGTCCCGCACCCCTTATGAAAAGAACTCCCCTAAAAAGAAAGACTCCCCTGCGTCGTGTATCGAAGACTCGACAAGCCGCTATGAAAACATACTCAAAGCTGCGCCAGAACTTCCTACAGGAATTGCCGTTTTGCGAGGTTTGTGCAAAATCAAAAAGTACAGACATTCATCACAAGAAAGGAAGGGGAAAACACTACCTAGACGTTGATAGCTGGCTTTCTGTATGCCGACAATGCCACGATCGGATTCATGTGAATCCGTCCTGGGCGCGAGAGAAAGGTTACATTGAGGATAGGTAATTACAGATCGGAATCAGACACAGCTCTGAGGGTAATGTTTTCGAGTTTTTGCTCTACTTCCTCCAGCTGTTTTTCTGTATCTGCCTGTACCCTAATTAATGCATTTCTCCACTCCCTGATACGAGCAATCTTATCCTGTTGTGGTTCAGGTTCCTCAGTATCATGGTACTTGGTTGCGATGTTCATGGCATACTTTTTAACTCTTTGATTCCCAAAGCATACACCATACTGCGTAACTTAATCAAGTTTAATGGGTTACAAATATCATCCTTAAGTGCGTATCCCCTAAAGTTAAAAGTAGGCAACTCACCAGTTGCTAATACATATATGTCACACGAGTGACCCTCATTTATCTTATCAGGTGCTACGATCAATCTGGCGTTTTTATGTTTTGATGTCTTAACATCAACAGTCTTTCCATTTACTACAAAGTCACAGCTTCCTGATCTTATACCGATATCAAAGGGTGGGTACAACCCGTACGCTTTTGCGAACGCTATCTCTGCACCCACCCCCTGTATATCCATATCCATGGGGTTCTCTCGTGCCACCAGTTTGTCAGTGATGTTATTTGCACGATTACTCCCCCTGCGTTTTGCCCCCAGTATCCGAGCAAACTCGCATTCAGTCTCAGTTAGTTTGATTATCATTTTTGCATGATAAAAAATGCGTTGATTAACATTTAGGCATATAAACCTTAATATCCCTTTCTGTTAATCAGGTTTTGCATGATATATCAGTCTCAGAATCTGGCCCTGGACAATCACACTCAGCGTAATGTTCTTCGCATTCATCACACCAAGGTTCTCCACAATCAGGGCACTCCTCGCATTCCGATGCAAACTTTATAGGTTTCCTTGCCTTGCCTGTCCGTTCCACGCCGCTCCTTTCACTTCCCGTCCTTGCCTGACCGTGCCTCACCGTACCTTTCCCTACCTTTATTTAAGAAATTCGTCCCATATAAACCATGTTCTGTCTACTGGATGATTAGGACATGGTCCATGTCCCTCAGCAGGGCATACATGCTTTGTTGTAGCACACCCGCTACACATAATGATTATTAGCAGCACTCTACTCATCTAACAGTATCTCCTTGTCCACCAATTCATCAGGAACACCAGCCTCAGAAACATGGGAATCATTGGTTTCCACACCCGCGCGTTTTAATCTCCATACTTCTCCCTTATTTCTGCGTATCATATCCGCCTCATTCTTAAATCGGATATCATCCACAATTATCCTTTGAGAATAACAGTCAGTGACCTTCCATCGTCCTTGAGCCTCTGCTATCTTCTCCTCAACAAAGTTTATCCATATTTCAGGATAATGGTTTCGTCCCCATTCTGTCCCCAAGGTCTGCATTAATAGTCTAGCATTTACCCCTTTAGGGAATCCAGGAATATCTCTTTCCTTCTCCTCATATATGAATATCTTCGGTACTATTACCTCAAGCATCTTTTTTATCGGAGATGCTAAACTAATTACCTCCCCACCCATCTGATGAGCAAAGGTAGATTTCCCAACACCCTTGACCCCAGATAGTCCAATTACTTTTGGATATGTAAATTCTGAGCCTTCGCCCGTTTCGCTGATCTTAAATGTCTGCATTGTTTAAATGGTTTTTTTCCTAGTTTTAATTTAGGCGCGATCATGTAGGTAAAATACTCACAAGAGCATTCCCCGTAGCCATCATACTCCTCAAGGTCTACCAGATGTACATTCATTGGATTTCTTAGACTTACTAGAAGAAACCTTTCTGCCTCCAAATGCTGAATGGTCATTCCGTTGTCTTGGAATCCCTGTTCCGATTCTTTTGCCACTTTTATCGTACCCTCTCGTTTCGTCTCTGCTCCAAAAATATTCCCATCCCTGATTTACCAAGGTTCTCAATTCAGCCATACAACTACGGGAAAGCTCAACAGGGTTCGGACCTGAAGGCTTATCTCCCATTAGTTACTCTTCCTTTTTTGAGTCGTAGGCTACCATCTCCTCTACCACTCGTTTAGCCAGTGCGTCCTTGAAATCAGACCCTTCGAACTCCGCTTTCTGCTCCAGATTCTTCAATCGCAAATCGATCTTTTCTACCAAGTTTGCGATGTTATTTATCGCTTGCCCCATATTATTGACCGCAACAATAGAAGCTGCTCCGCTTTCAATAATATCGATTCTTTCCTCGATAGTGCGTTCTTCTTGCTGCTCTTCTCCATCAGTTGGGAAATCAAGCGTTTCTTCCTCTGTTTTACCTTTGTCCTTAGACATTATGTACGTTCCTCATGATTGTGTAGAGTTTCTTGATATCCATGCTTACTTCTGCTTTCGCAGTTCTACCTTTTGGTTTTATAGATATCGATTGATCCTCTGCGTTTAGTGTGATTACAAGTTTTCTCCCATCCTCATCGGTTGCGGTACTTACCCGTGTTAGATTTTTTGTAAGCTCAGTCATTTTAAAAAATTTTAAAACGGTGAGTCTTCAGTAGATTCCGATGTTTGTTGGGCGATCCCATTCTTGGGAGCGCCCGCTGGCACGAATCCAAAGCTGTATGGTTTGATTAGATATTTTGTGGCTTTTCTGTCCTTACCTTCTTTATCCTGATAGCTGTCTATTTTGATTTCAGCATCGCAATATACAACATCGCCCTTTTTTGCGTATTGGGTAATGTAGTCACCTTGCTGACCCCATGCTTCAAGATCGAAGAAGCTTGCCTGATTTTCCCCACCTTTGCTTTTTCTATTTACCGCAAGGGATAGGGTGGTGAGTTGTGTTTCACCGACTTTTTTACTTTCTGGGTCGCGTACTACGCGCCCTAGGAACTGTGCTATAGCTTTCATATGTTTAGTTAGTTTAATCTTGGTTGATTAGTGAATCTTTGGAGATGAGCTTCAAACTTGAGGTCGATATCTCCAACCCTTCCATTTCTTTGCTTGAGGACAGATAATGTCCTTTCCTCAATTTTCTCATCATCTTTTCTCCAGAGTCCCAAAACGATATCTGCGTCCTGCTCCAATCCTCCTGATTCTTTGAGGTCAGATAATCGTGGTTTCCGATTTGGTTCGTCTGCTTTTCTAGAAAGTTGAGCTAGGAGTATTACGGGCACTCCTAGCTCTCGTGCCAATATTTTCATTGAGCGACTAACATAACTGACACGAACATAGTCGCTTTCTTTATCTCTCCCTGGGTCGGACTGAACTATTTGTGCATAGTCTACGATGATCATATCCAGTCCTTTTCGTGCTAGTTTTCTCCCTCTAGCCCTTATTTGCATAAATGACAGACAACTATCGTCATCTATCCAAAGTGTTTCTTTTGCTTTCTCCTTATTGAAGAACTTACAGGTTGCACTAAACTTTTGCTTTTGCTCTGCGGTTGCGGTGTCATCTTCAATTGGTTTGATTGGAACACCTGAGTGATTTACCTGCATTCTTTGCATTACTTCCTCAGCTTCCATTTCTAAGGATATAAAATATAGCTTCTTCTCTTGGCGTAGACATGAGACGGCAGCATCCACCGCATAAGCTGTTTTTCCCATTGAAGTTCTTGCACATACAACAACCAGTTGCCCTGCCTTAAATCCTTGGGTCATGAAGTCTAGTTGTGAAATACCAGATTTTATACCACTGATGACCCCGTTTTCTCGCCTTTCCTTTATTCTCTCAATTGTAGATTGGACAACTTCTGCACCTGATCTAACTTTTGATGAATCACTTTGAAGCAATTCTGTAGCTCCCCTGTCGGCATGATTTAAAATCTCATCAATCTGATTCCCTTCATTGACCATATCAGACAACTCCATGACATACTTTTTTACTTTCCTGTACCTGTAAGAGTCATGAAGTTTATTTAGGTATGCTTTCCAGTGCCCTGCAGTTTCTACTGAATCGAATACACTTCTGATTTCTTCCTGTAGTTCTGTTGGCATTTCCAATTGAACAACTAAATCCAAGCAGTCTCCCTGATCGTTTAATTCAACGAGCTTCTCCCATATCTGTCTATGCAAGGGCAGGGTAAACCACTCAGACCTTACCTGATCCATTGCTTCATGCAGTGCCTCGGTAGATATACCGCAACACGCAAGAAGACCTCGTTCTGCGTCAAAATTTTCCAATGTTTTGTTTGTATTCTTGAATGTAATAACCATCTATATCATCTATGCTTTGCACATCCCTTAGCTTGCCGTACCAAGAGGGACGCTCGTCTTTTACCCAGTTTAAAAAGTCCTGTAGTTTCAGGTTTGTTGTGTTATCAGTCTGAACAGGTCGCCAATCAGCATTGTTCTGTTGGAATGTTGTCAGACAGCATCCCCAGTTCTTAATTGGTGAACCACTGCGTAGTTGCCATCCTTTTGACTGATAGTGTTCGTAGAAGATTTTCGCTTTTGGCTCAACAGGCTCAGGTACTTGTCTTTGTCTAAAAAACTGGGTTACCTCTTTTATGTCTTTTGGTCGTGAGCCTTCACCAAGATGCTTTTCTTTCTTAGTAGCTGTGACTCGTCTTTTTTTCTTAGGCTCCTCAGCCTGTATATCTAAACGATACTGAGCTAGGGCTGCCAAAAAGACATCCTGCTTGCTCTTCATACCTGTTACGCTCACCAGCTTTTCAAGCCTAGCGAATGCTAAAGAATCTTCATCTATTGTAATACAAATTCTCATACATCAAAATCCTCTAGGTCATGGGTTGCGTAAAGTTTCACTCCAATCCCTGGATTTTCTGATCTTACTTTTATGATTCTAACATCGACTAATTGTGAGTCTCCTTTTTCAAAGAAATTTAATCTTTCCATGATATCCTGAAATACTTTGAGTAAATTATCTGCATCAGGCTTTTTATCGTGATATACCCATCCTTTTTCCCTGATTGCTTTTCTTTCTGTCTTAAGAAAGGGCAGGGCATATCTTACTTCCATACATAGTGGCCCATCTAATGCCTTGAGCGGAACATATGGCATGAGCAGACTCATAAACTCATTGTGTAATGATTTCCCACGAGCACTTGTGTAACTAAATGGCTTACCATTCTTACGCACACCAACCTTTTTAGTTGCCTGCCCAGTTGAGCGTGGTGGTCTGCAATTTATCCAAAATCTATACATCAAAAGAATCCATTATTAATGCCATTACAACAAGGGTTAGGATGATAAATGTGCATAGCTCGATCATACCCTTGAAATGCTTTTAGATTTCTCCTTTTGAGATATCGCATTTTCTAATCTTGTGCGTAACTCCTCTTTTGCCTTCTTGGCAGGGAGTCCTGTGTATTTCTGCCAAGCCTTTATCAATGCAGGTTCTTTGATCGAGCAGCACCCCAAGAATTCCTCGATACTGAGATTAGCATCAAATAGAATTTTCGAAGCTTCAACAGGATTATAAGTAGTAATTTTCCCAGTTGAACGAAGCTTGAAATCAGGAACCTCAATGTCTTTTTCAAGCCTAGCCCTGACCAAGTCTTTAATTTCCTTAATAAATCTCTCCAAAAGGGGTGCAAAGCCCATTTTTTCAGATAGTTCTTCATTACCAATAGCTTCCATCTCAATTTCATCTTGTGTATTTTTCTTTATGTATTCGTACGCCTCTGGACAGTGAGCTAACGCTTTACACCATCTGCATTGATCCGCACCCGCCGTTCTTTTTGGATTCTCCCCCATCGCCTCGTCTATTAGCTTTATGAGATTCTCCCTTAAAATTTTTATGGATTTAACATCCAATGATGCTTTGGTTACTTTTCCTAGCATCGGTTGTACTAACCCAAGGTATACTTTTTGTAGCTTTGGATATTCTTCTAGTAGCAGAACAGAGTAGATTTGTAGCTGTCTGTTAATCTCTGCTGGTGCATGATATCCAAAGAGTGTTTTATAATCTATGATTGATGCGATTGTCTGATCTTCTGATACCTCAAAGAAGTCTATCTCGCCTGAGAACTTTGGTTCTCCTTTTTCTTCCAACCATATTCTTTTTTCCCGTACCACATTTCCATTTACCTGA